TTTCTGGAAACCAGAAGTACGTTTGGCGGAGGTGGCATTCTCGCCTCGAGCCTTACTTCCCACTTGTGGACACTTGCTACCCTTATTCTTTTGGGGAGCTTGGTGCTTACACTCGTGAGCTTGATATGGTTGAGGATGTGTCGGAAAACGAAGAACAACCCGTAAGGGTTACTCCCGTCCCGAAAACTCTGAAAGGACCCAGAACCATCGCAATTGAACCTTGTTGTATGCAATATGCACAACAAGGACTCAGACGCATCTTATATGATGTGATCGAGTCATACTGGCTAACGAAGGGCCACATTAATTTTCGTGACCAATCAATTAACCAGAGTTTAGCGTTGGATTCGTCGAGCAACGGTCAATTTGCAACGATTGATCTATCTGATGCTAGTGATCGAGTACCTCGAGATCTTGCGTTAGAGATGTTTCGATCAAACATGGATCTTCATGATGCGATCGATGCATGTCGTTCGACTAGGGCTGAAATGCCAGATGGACGTATTGTTCATCTACGCAAATTTGCGTCTATGGGTAGCGCCTTGTGTTTTCCAGTTGAGGCCATGTACTTTTACACTATATGTGTAATGGCCCTATTGGATTTTCACAACCTTCCTGTAAGCTATAGGTCACTCGAGAGAGTGTACCATAGCGTCTACATTTACGGGGATGACATTATAGTCCCCGTGGGTGTTGCACCTACTGTTCTCGATTACCTACGAAAGTACAATTGTAAGGTAAATGAGCGCAAGACTTTCTTAACTGGAAAGTTTAGAGAATCTTGCGGAGTGGATGCGTATGATGGTGTGAAGGTAACGCCTACATATCTGAATACGGGGCCACCGAAGAACAGGCAGCATGTAAAAGAGATTCTGTCATGGATTGAGTCTGCACGCCACTTCTTTAAGAAGGGCTATGTCTTGACTTCGTCTTTTCTATTCGATAGAGTAGAAAAGCTGCTTGGGGAACTTCCCCAAACTTCCGACAGTTCTCCGATACTTGGACGTAGTTTCACGGTTAAAAATGTTATACTTCGAAAGAGGTATAACGTTGACCTCCAACGTTTGGAAGTCAAATGTTGGGTTCCGTCTCCTGTGTATCGCACTGATATACTGGAAGACTACGCCGCTCTCCAGAAGAGCCTGATGCGCTTGCAAGGACTTCAGTCCAAGCATTCTGT